CTGCAAGACCAAGACCGGTTGCAACCTCACCTAAAGACTCAAAGCCACGCTTAGCTGCGGCAGGAATAGACTCAAAGAAACCTACGTCTTCAGGCGCTTTTTGTGGCGCTTTAGCTTTGGCTCTAGGAAGAATGTCATTTTGAATAGCCTTAACAATATCTTCCTGCGACATCGTATCGGGGAAATTAACCGCCCCTACGTCAGGTATGTTTACTGTTGGCATTATCTAGGTAGTACGTAATTAAATGAACCGTCCTTATTTGGCACTAAATTTCCACCACTACCTTGTCCTCCACCAATACCACCGCCTGGAGCTAATAAACCAAAGGTAGTAAATATTTCATTTTTAATTTGCTGTGCTTTAGCTTGATCTTCAGGTTTTTTACTTTGTATCAATCTTAAATAAGGGATGTTTTTATTTAGTTCTGCTTGTGCAGCTTTAGCACGTTGGACTTCGTTAGACTCAAAACGACCAGCACCTTTAACAATCTGAAGTGCGTCGGCAAACTTCATTCCTGGATTTTCTGCCATTACTCGCTCAACGGCTTCTCTTTCAAAACGACCTGCTTGACCTGCAGCACCAGCACTAATCTGTGCGGTTTGTATACGGTTCATACGGTCTTCGTATTTATCCATCGACTCACGGGCAGCTGCTACATCACCACGGGCTTCTGCACGACGAGCTTTATCAAGCTCCATCCGAGCTTTAGCGGTTTCAGATTTAATCTTGTCCTCAGCGTCTCTAGCAGCTTCTGCACCAGTTGCATATGTACCAAGACCTTTAACTGCGGCAACACCAATAGGACCTGCCGTTGAACCAAATTCAAGGAAGCCCTTAGCCATAGCCAGACGTTCTTTCCTACTTAAACGATTAGGGTCACCCATTTGTTCCCCTAAAAACTTTTCAAATTCTTCGCCTACTTGCCCTTTGGGTCCAGCTTCTTTAATTTCAGATAAAAAACTCTTAAAGTCTTTAGACTTTGCTGCAGCAGTTCCAGCTTTACCTGATGTACCTTCAGTCGCATCAGCTCCTTTTTTACCTTCACTCTTTGCAACGGGAGTTTTTACACCAGGACCTTCTTGTATATCATCTGCTTCTTGTTGGGCTTGACGTTTGCGATCATCTTCAGTAGCTGGTTTAAACGCAAAAGGCCCTTCTCTGTAAGTTTCTTCAATAGACTTACCACCACGAGCAATACTACCTAAGCTACTTGGTCCTGAAAACGGATTCATAAACTTACCAAATCTAGCTACAGGATCTACTGATTTATATGGCAAACCTGTTTCTGGGTCAATAGGTTCTTCTTCAACTAAGCTAGGACCTTCACCAGCAAAAGCCAAGATGCCACCACCAGCGTAGCCCATAGTATCAAACAACCCACCACCAGCTGCAGCTATACCACCCATTCTAGATTGCTGTGTTTGTTGTTCAATTTTTGCTTCTATTTGTTTTTGCGCAATTATTTCAGCCGCCATCTTACGAACTGCATCGCTATCCGATGAATTTCTAATTTGTTCTAAACGACGCATGCCATCAGGCATCTCAGCAATTTGTTCAAGATCGGCACGGGTGCTATCAATTACACCACCTGGGGCATAGCCGACAATCCCACCTTGACGATACTCTTTAATTGCACCACCAGCAGCTCTGCCACCAAACAATGAGCCTGCGGCACCAGCTAGACCAATACCTTGTTGCAACATAGAAGGCTGAGCCTGATATAACTGAGTAGTTTGAGTCTGCATTGGTAAGCCACGTAACATGGCGTTCATCATGCCAAGCTGCATAAACGGATACTGCTGAGAAATAGCGTAATCTTGAATAGCTTGATTAATTTTGTTTTGTTCTTGAGCTTGCTGTTCTTTACCTAGTTGGGACTGCAAACCAATAATATCTTTTTGAGCGCCAAGTTGTTGTCCACCAAGTTGTCCTAAAGTAGAAGCAGCTTGTCCGGCTTGTCCATAGCCTTGCATACCTAAAGTAGAACCAAACTGTTGAGACTGTAGCGCTCTATCGTACGCAGCTTGAGAACCTTGTGCTTGAATATTAGATAAATTAGAAAGTAAATTACGCTCACGCTCAGCTTGAGCAAGTGTTTGTCTAGCCCCACCATATGTGCCTTGACGGGCAGCAGCTAAGTTTTGTGTATTTTGTGCTATCTGTGCTTCACGTATGGCAGCATTTTTAGCAACGTCAGTTACCCCTTGTTGATAAGGAGACATGTAAGCTTGCATGCTTTGAGGGCTAGTTACGTTTTGAGCATATTGTTGTCCTGCGCCCAAAGCACCTAAACCAGATAAACCAGCTAAACCCGTAGCCGTTTGATATTGTCCTGGAGTTTGTAACCCTGCTGTAGCCTGCTGTGCTTGTTGTTGAAGTGGAGAAAAACCAGCATAGTATTGATTTACATCGGTACTGTAAGGTCTATATGGCCTAAACCCAGCCATGTCGTCTGTATAAATTTGCTTCTGGGTAGACTCCAGCATGTTCTCGACGTATGGCCGAGCGTATTCAGGGACGTTTGTACTATAAGTTGTATTTGTTTGAGGAGCTCCACCACCACCTCCAGAACCTCCACCGCCATAAATAATTCGCCCGCCTTCTTTGCGGGTAACTGAATCACCTAATGGCTCGCCAAGAGCCTCAAGCTGTCTTCTTGAATAATATGTCATAACTTTGCCTCTACAATTCTGTAGCGTTCTTTAAACCCATAGCGTGTCCACAAACGAGCAATTGCTTCTCTTGCTGCTCCTTGTATCTTAGTCGCCCCATAGCTTTTTAACAACTCAGAAAACTGTTTATATGTATCCTGGTTACTAATTAATTTGCCACCTATTGCTATTACAAATGCAACCCTATCATTTGGCATATTAAAAAAATTAATTGCCGCTGCACCTTTAATAGCTTTTTCTTCATCTACTGCTACTACCAACATCCAATCGCCTCTAGCTAAATAAGCTTTAGCTTGCTCGGCGGTATAGTCATCCTCACCCCACTTTAATGCCTCACCTAAAAATCCTTCAACCAACGGCCAAGTCTGGTGAAAATGCTGCGTAAATACTGGCTGAATGGTTAAACTCATGCAGGCATATACTTGTCGGCTTTAACTGCTGGAGCTTGTTTCTTTTTACCCGTCCTAGCTTTGCGAATCTTATCCATCATGCTATAAAGCTTTCTAGCACCAGCATCGGTAGAGCCATTACCTAAATGACTTACTACATCCGCTGGAACCACGAACTCCCCATCAGCCAATCGTGCGGGCTGTTTGTTACCAATAACCCCAGGAATAGAATCAGACATACCATCACCAGGACCTTTAAGCATCCTACCTCCATCTGAGTACCCTCCTAAGCCAGACATAACCCCACCTTTTGCGGCTGTTTCTACATTACCTAATGGCTCTGCTACAGCTTTTAACGCAGGTAAACCTTTAATATTAGCTCTTTTTTGTGCGCTATTTAAGCGGGTTAAAGCTGCTGTAAACGAGTCTTGACCACGAGTTGTTGGGTTGTCATCTTTATATATGCCAGGATCACCTTTAGGTAACTTAGTTACCCCACCAGGTGCATACCCCATACCAAACAAACCTTTTTGCATATTGCCCTGATCCATACCCATAGCCGAGTAATCACCACCTAACTCGTCATCTACAGACCCACCAGCTTGCATTATTCCGCCTTGTGCTGCGTAACGGGCACTGTAATATGGGTTAGGTCTTGGTGGTTCGTAAGCTCGGAAATTAGGGGATAAACGACGTAATGGGCTCTGGTAATCATCTGCAGGGCCGACTTGTTGATCGTAAGTTTCGCTTCCCATTGCTCCAGCAACAGCAGGTAAAGCTTGAACCCCTAGTTTTTCGTACTTGTTTAATCCACCATAAATAGTGTCTGGTTTTATACCTACTGTTCTAGCGGCACCTCCACGGGCTTGTGATTCTTGGTCAAACAAATCTTGTACAGAAGGTTTTGGGATATTAGGTTGTTGAAACCCTGGGGCTAAACTAGCTTGTCCTGTTACTTCAGAACCAGGCAATGCAGCCGAACCTTCTGGGAATACACCTTGACCACGAGCAAGAGCGTCTAGTTCTGTTGCGGAATATCCTGGAGTTGGGGCTACCCCGGGTGGTAATGTTCCAGGCGCTACCGTTGGTTGTCCAGCCAAACCAGAGAATACGTCCACATCAGGGGTTGGAGTCGGTGCTACTTTAAATCCTTCTTTCATTAAGCCAGCAGCATCAGTGGGATTTACCTGCACTACTTGTTGTGAAGCATCAGATAAAAGATTAGGGGCGTTGAACACGTTAGCGGCGTCATATGCACCTAGACCACCAGAAATACCACCACCAAGACCACCCATAAGAGCAGCTTTACCTACGTCTTTACCTTGAATAGCTGCCATACCACCACTAATAGCTGCACCAGATAAGGCTCCAGCAGCAATACCACCAGCCATAGTAGAACCACCCAAAGCTGCAGTTAAGGTCGGCGCAGCTGCACCAGCCGTTAAATATGTTAAACCAGCCGCAGCTACAATAGGAAGAATGTCTTCTAAAAAGCCTGCTTCGGGTAAACCCGTAGTTGGGTTAATTGTTAAAGAACCACCGTGCGCCATCGCCAAAGCCTGCAACCCTTTTATTTCTTTAGGGGTCATATGGACAAGTTCAGTGTCCTTACCTCGGCCTTTGGTTTTTAAATAGTGTGCTGTTTGGTGTAAACCCATACCTACCTCACAGGGTTAAATTGATTAAAGTTCATCATATAATAGTCACCGTTACCGTTCCCACACTAGCTGTGGCTGATACTCCAAATAGATAAGAAATATAAGGTACAACAATACGCAAATCTTCGCCAACTTGAAATACAGTGCCGTCTGGCAAATTGTACCCTGATGTTGGCAAATTTAATAGCCTGATCCCGTCTGCCTGTAAAGGCACGTTCGAGTCTAACTGGGTGAAATATAGTCTTAAAACCCCGATTAACTGAGACAGTTGCTGTTGGTCGTATTCTGGTGTCGCAAGCGGCAAGGCTGGCGCTCGGAACTTTTGCATTGCCATTATCTGCGCCCATCTGGTCTGCCATCCAATCTTGGACTACCTAACTGCCATTGGACGTTTAAGTCTGTGGACTCAATTTGAATCGCCATCTGCCTAGCCCTAGCCCGCATAAAGATCTGCTCAGTATATATGTCTACTGAGGTTTCAATGACCTGCTGGGACTCCGTATTCGTGTAGGCATTGCCTGGGAAATTGCGGGGTTTGATGTACATCGTCACCGCTGGGGTACTAGCCGTAGATCCTTGGAAATTAATGTCTGGGATTATCCGCTTAGTCAGGATGAACTGATCCCCGTCTACGAGGTCAAAGTCCGAAGACGCAATATAGGAAGTCATTGGCAGTAAGTCATCATTTGCACCACGCTCATGGTCATAGATAGCGTAGCCACCAATAGCCTGCGGGTATTCCCTTAGAGATGAGTCGTTCCATGCAGTACGAGAAATAGTGCCGTAGTACCAGATTCTCTCTAAGTGGTTGTAGACCACATAGGCATTATTGACTGTGCTTCCTGCCGTTGGGTAGAACCACCAAATCTCGTTCCAACCCTCATTTGTGCCACAGACAATCTGGTCGGCTTGCTCGTAGTTTAGGTTCGTAAACACATGGTTTCTCAAAGTAGACGGAAGTGTCTCTACTCGTCCAGAATACGCATAGAACTTATCATGTCCCATCCAGTAGGCGGTGTTATTAACTGTAGCTACGCACCGTGGGCTAAGAATTGAGATATTGTCGGCAAGTTCCTGAATACCAAATACATCAGCCGTTCCTAAGAACTGTAAAGAGCTTAGGGTTCCCTCGGTATAAACCAACACCTCTTGACGGGTTGCTACGGCACAAACGATTTGAGAACCACGAGATACCCGCAAGAACCCTGCTGAATTGGTGACTAACGGTGTCCAGACATTAGGCTGATCTTGGGTAGCCCAGCGTATTAGTAAGGGGTCAAACTGACCTCCACCATAGGGGGTACACCCAAAGGCTAATAGATGCTTGTCGTTCTGAGAGATTAAGACCTGAGTAGCTTCAGAAGGTACATCTGATGGAGCTATACCATCAATCGTTGTGGCTGAGAGGAGCGTAGCTCTTGTATTAAACGAGCTGTTATAAGTCCAGTAGTAAATTGGACCATTGCGGATGTTCATCGCCAAGTCATTATCAAAGTTACCGAAGAACCAATCCCGTTGAATATCTACCACAGGGGTCAAAGCACCCGAACCCCAACCCAGACGGCTCCATCCGCCAGCGCCCCAGCCATAACCAATAGCTGCTATGTCGTTACCAATGTTGATCTGAAAGGCTGCCACAATAGCCGTTCCGCCCTGATTGCTGGTAGTGGAAGTAGCCGAAGTCGTGGTGGTAATCTTAAAGTTATCGGCATCAGTAATGCTAGTAATCTCAAACTCGGTATTAAACTCAGCCTGTGGAATTCCACCAATTGGTCCAACTACGCCCGAAAAGGTTACAAAACTACCTGCCGTAGCCCCATGTCCAACTATGTTGACATTAACCAGATTAGTGCCGTTTACGGTGTCAAAGCAGTTATCAGTCGCTGGGCTTACAAATGTAGCCCGAATTGGGGTGATGTCGGTTAAAAAGCCACCGCCCTCAAGATAGACTTTTTTGCTAGTACCAAGGGCTAATAGGTTATCGGAGAAACTCGTAATCCAATTAAACATCTGCCGACAGATGCCTTTGAGCGTAATGTCGCCAAAGCGTAGCCAGCCACCCAGTTTCTGAGGATAGCCAGAACGAAAGCGGATTTTGTCGCACTCGTAGAAACCACCCTCGTTTGTATAGTTGGTTTGGTCTCGGTTGACACCTGGTTTGAACTGTAGTTTCTGTAGTGGCATATTAGCTTAAAAATAAGGCACGTTCATCGTTCCTGCGGGTTACTAGACCTTTCAGTACTTTACCCCCAGCCAGCGTATATTTCAAGAACTCCTCTGCCGCTTCTTCCATTTCGCCCCGAATAACTTTCTGACGGAGGGTGCTGCGCTGTAGTGTTCCCAGACCAACATTAAAGCTAAAAGATACAAGAGCATCGAACTGACCTTGAGTGAGCTTAACGGGACAGTAGCGTTCAACACCTCGCTCAAAGCGATTAAGGTCGTCTCGAAGAATGTCATCTACTTCCTCCATCGAAAAGGTGCGGTCGTCTTTGTACTCCAGTGGGTAAGCATCCCGTTCGTCTATCTTCAAAGCACCCTGCCGTGGGTAGAGTACATGACCCACACCAATCGTCCACAATTTTGCGGGACAGCGGTATGGACGCTGACGGACACCCTCATGGTGCTTAATCATTTTGATTGCTTTATCGCTTACTTTCACTTCTTAAACGCCTGAGTCCCAAACCAGAAAGATACGATACTTGCCCAGATAATCTGGGTCTCATCATCCCATAAGAGGTTTAACGCCACATCAAATGGCACTTCCCGATGGAACGCAAACCAGAACCCAAACAGTTCTACAAACATAAACATGATGAACATACCGTAGGTAATGGCTGGTCTAACCATCGCCCGTGAATTTGTAACCCACTGGGAAGCGCCCTTGCCAATCTCGATGTCGTGAGCATACAAAGACGCTCTTTCTTGAGCTTGGGTCTGCATCTCAATTTGTTGAGTTTTAATTTCTTCTACATGGGCTTGAGCTTGGAAACCACGCTCCATCATTTGGAGTTCCCGTTCGGTCTGCAAACGAGCCATGTCCATCTCATGCTTCTTGTCGGACTTGTCTTGGAAAAACCCTAATAGATTAGGCAATCCTCCTGAGAGGAACGATATTAATGTCGTAAATAAAGTAATCATTTTTTTCCTCTTTCTTCAAGGAGTTTGACCCGCACATGGAGGTCATGGAGTTCTTTGTATAGTTCCTCACGCATCTTAGCTCTGCGCTCGGCTGAAATAGGGCTGTCCGTTGGGATGCCTTCCGAGGTAATTAGGGCTGGCATCTTGCCCTCAATCTGGGTTAGGCGAGTCTGAAATGAAGATACTTGACCGAGTAGCCACGCTATACAGGCAACGATGATCGGAATAACCGCCTTTAGTACGTCTTGCATATTCATCTTTTAGACCCCCATACTATGTAATAAGCAATCCAAGCAGCTACCAAAAAGCACCAGAACTGCACCCATTTAACCTTTGCCAACTCGGCATCAAAGTACTTCTTGTCTTCTTTCTCAAGCCGTTCAATTTCCGTCTTGATGTCTAGCACCTTTTGCCATTCTTTGGTGCCGTGCTGCTTTATAAAGTCCACCCTTAATTTGTACTCTTCATCGCTTATCTTCTTGCGGTGTTTGTACTCCTCAAGGGCTTTAAATATTGCCCGTTCCTTCTTTAGTTCTGCTTCTCTACGCTCACGAATCCTTGCGTTTGCTTGTTGCTTTGCAACATCTACTGCTTCCTTCTGTACTTCCTCGATGTTCTTGCCAATCTCTCGACCAGCTTCCCGTCCAGTTTTTATCCCTTCACTGATGCCTTTAGCACCAGCCGATAACCCCAGTTCGTCCGTCATGATTCAATTTAAAATACCTTTCCGCCAGCGGCAGGGACAGAAGTAGCGTGAATAGATATATGCTGTTTTAGGTTTAAAGGCGCACCGCAGTCAGCACAAGTATCTGCTTCTAGCTCGGCTTCGTCCAAGTCATACCCACACGCATTACATACCACCTCAATCTCATGGCGGGGCTGGATTTGACCGTTGTCTAATAGCTGGGCTTCGATAACTTGTCTCATTGTGCAGCCTGTTGTAGTGGTGCTAAATCTTCCGTTGTCCAAAAGTCTTTAGCCAGCATAATCTTGAGATGTTCTTTATTCCGAGCAACAGTATCAGCCCACTCATCGTCATCCATATCTTCGGGTTTACCAGCGTTGATGAGGTTTACGCTATCCATTGCAGCGTTGTAGCTGCGCTGTACTTCTTGTTCAGGGGTAAGTTCTAACATTTTAGTTTCCTTTTAAAGTTGCAATTTCTAACGCTTGTGCTTCTACTTTTGCGTTAAGTTCTTTTACTGCATTGATAAGATACCAAGTTAGGTTATCGCTGTTTACTGAGATTACGCCTGTTGATTCTTCTTTAACAAACTCGTTGGATACTTCTGCAATCTCTTGAGCAATTACACCTAACTGAATGCCTGATTTTTTTATTACATTGTTTTTATTGAGTTCGGTAATCTCATCTTCTAAGCGATACTCAAAGTTGCGGATACGGATTTGGTTAATTACATCAAGACCTGTATTATTATCAACAATGTTCTTTTTTAGTCTGCGGTCAGATACAGTAGCCCAAGTTGTGGTGTTGTTGCCTTGATACATACCGCCACCTTGTGGGTTTATATATCCAGTAGAGCCGCCCTTACCAACTGAATTTAAACACGCAATAACCATTTCATAATCTACAGTAGCGCTAGATGGCCCAGTATTTGTACCAACAAACACATTCTGACCGCCAGTTGTTAGTGGTGTTGAATAACTACCAGCCGCATAACCAATACACACATTATTATTACCAGTTGATATAACATTACCAGCCGTATAGCCAAGAGCCGTATTTGAAGCGCCAGTTGTGTTACTTGCTAAAGCAAGATACCCTACCGCTGTGTTGTTAGCGCCTGTGGTGTTTGCCACTAAAGCTGAACGACCTAATCCTGTGACGCCTGAACCAGTGGTGTTTCCTTGTAAAGAATATAATCCTATAGCCGTATTGTTTGTTCCTGTTGTGTTTGCGTAACCAGACTCAAAACCTACAAATGTATTGTCAAATGCGGTGTTGCTATATCCAGCAGCTTTACCAACATAAGTGTTATTACCAGATGTTGTTCCGCTATAACCAGCCTGATAACCTACTGCTGTATTGTTAGTTGAAGTGGTATTTGAGTAAGCAGCTTGATAACCTACTGCTGTGTTGTTAGATGCGGTGGTGTTTGCTTGGAGTGCTTGTTGACCAATCGCTGTGTTGTTAGCACCAGTCGTATTTGAATTTAAAGATGACGAACCTAAAGCAGTGTTAGAAGCGACATCGCCCCCACCACTAGAGACCATTGCGGTATTTACTTTAGTTAATGGCATTATGGAAGCTCCTTAATAAAATCGTCTGCCTGTTCTTGTGTCATCACATTCCCATCGTTACTTATTTGCATAATAATCTCCATGATTGGCAAACTTACCATGATATTTTTCTCTAGCCATTACAGCCACCAATTCAGCTAATTCTAAATCTTCATAAGAACCGATGTAGTGTCTTTGTTTGTTTACAGCAACCCGCACCATGTATTTTTGTAGTGCATTGTCAAACTTAACATTTTTAACGCCTGTTTTGCTGTTTTTCTTTGGTTTAGAGTTCCAGCAATTTTCAGCGTGTGTTGCGGCTCTTAAATTCTCAATGCGGTTATTTGACCTATCACCATCAATATGGTCAACCATGTATGGCAAATATCCGTAGTGCATTAAAAAAATAAGGCGGTGTAACAAATAAGATTTTCTATCAATAAACACATGGGTAACTTTGTCTTTAGTTTGATAGCCTACTTTCTTGCCAGCTTTGGCTGTGCCACGAGAATGGCGATAATACAAATCACCATCTCGGTATTCGTAAATAGAATGTAGAAAGTCTTGAGTAAGCATTATGGTAGGGTCGCAATAAACTGGTTAGCTTCTTCTTGGCTCATAACCTGACCTTCTGCAGATTGCAGTTCTGCACCAGCTAAGACTGCTTTTTTAAAGTTAGCGTAGTCTGTGTTGGCTGGGTCAAATGGGATGCAAGCACCATCTGAACGAAGAATAGTCTGTGTTTCTTCGCCTTGATATTTAATCTTTTTATACTTAATCATCATAACTCCGCAGTAAATCCACCATTAAAACTAACCCAAGTATTTGTATTCCAATTGGAAGAGCTGTTATAAACGGCAACAGCATCGTTAGTTGCTACAATTCCAGTTACACCTGAACTAATTAAAGGTGTTCCGTTGCTTCCAGTTCTTGCTGTAAATGTTGCACCAGCATTTAATGTTGGTGTTGTTCGCATTGTTACTGGAAACGCAATAGCTGGACCATACAAAGTGTCATTTGCTTGAGTTAAACCAACATAACGATTTGTTTGATAAAAATAGCGTTGGCAAAGACTTAATTCAGTTCCATAAGGTCTGTAATCAAAGCTAGTAGCTGTAGAGCCTACCTCTAGCTGAACTCCTGTTACATAAAAGGTTGCGCCATTTGTAGATACCACATTGGTTGCGCCTGAAACACTAGCATAAAAATTTGCATTCCAAGAACCTGCAGGAGTGTTGTAATTTGAACCATATCCCAAACTAAAAACAACTCCAATTCCTTGGGTGTTGCCTGTGTTCCATGTTCCTGTTGTATCTCCAGTAATAGTTACACTAATTTGTGTCCAAGTATTTGCAGAAGAAATTGTGTAACTAAAAACATAAGACCTATTTGCTGCACCGTTATAAAAACATCCAGTAAAAGTACCAGTTAAAGAACTTCTTACCCAAAAAGATAAAGTTACGGTTTTAGCATTAGCAGTACCCCATCCTAAATCTGCTATGTTATAACCTTCAATTTGTTGCACCAAATAAAAAGCATCGGCAGCACCAAGAGAGTAAGATGATAATGATGTTACGCCTAAATAGTTTGTAAATCCTGCTGGTGGTGTTACAGAACCAGCATTTTGTTGAATTGAAAATTTAGATGATTGAGTTGCCCCTGCTTGCCATCTGTCACAAGAAAAATACCCTGTAGTTGTTACTGTAGTTGATGCGCCTGCAGTTCTTTGGTCAATAACCATCGCACCATTGATGATTCTATTTTTGAAACCCTGAGATACCCCTGTTGAGGCTTGTTGGGCTAAGGCTACGGCTTGTGTCATTCTGTTGCTCCCTTAGGAAATTTGGACTTTACGGCTTGTACTTTAGCGAGCATCTCAGCAGCAGCCTCGCCACCTTTCCATAAAGCATCTAACTGGTCACCGATGGGTGGATATTCTGCTTGGCGTTTTGCTATGTACGCTTCTGGGTCAACCCATGCGTTTACTGCGGCTAAGTCAACTTCAACCTTATTACCTTGGGCATTAAATGCGCCAGCTGTATCATCAACAGAAACAACGGTTGGGTATAGTGCGTATATAGCTTTATGATTCATGCCGCTATCTCCATAAGAACAATTGATGACGGACCTCTGCCCGTGTTTACATTATCAGCATCATTAACACTTCTATTTACGCCGATGGTATTAGTTCCAAAACTAGTTGCTATTTGAAATTTATAAGTTGTAGATGAAGTGGTGGCTGGTGAATCTAAAAAAGTTATACCATTTGTAGTAAAAAAATTATTATCAGAATTAATGTTTGATGCAGTTACTCTTACTCTACTACCAGCCGTATCACCAATAAATATATCTGTTGAACCTCTTAATAATCTTAAATAATATCCGCAAGTAGCGTTATTTCCAGCCGCAGAAACAGTTGATAAAATAAGAATTTTACTAGTTGCACTTGTTGGTGTAATTGAAGCAGACAAACCAGTAATATCTACAAAAGAATTAGAAGTTGTTGAAAAAGCATCTGTTTTGGTTGCTTGAACCACTTGCAACACAGAGCCAGTGGGTAACGTAGCCTTTGGGACGACCTGTGTGCCAGTTAGCTTAGAGCCATCCATAGATGTTATTTTGGAATTAGTTACCGCACCATCAAAAATATATGAATTAATAACTGAGCCAGACGTTGCTGGGATTGCATTTACTACACTACTCACAAAGAACGATATGGTCTCGACTAAGTCACCCGAAGATGCTGGGTTGGCAAGTACGACTGTCGTTCCGTTAGTAGCTGTGAAGTCAGCAGAGCCTAGTAAAGCACCGTTACGATAGACATCGATATACCCAACCGTGTAGCTTGGTACGGAGAAGGTTGTCTGTCCAGCAGTCGCTGTAAACTCGGTCTGGGTTCTGTAGGCTGTAGATGTTACGCCACTAGCGGGGATGCCTAGGAAGCGTACTGAGATATTGCCTGTGCCAGCGGGAGGTGCGGCAGAGAATGTGAGGGTTGTACCTGATACGCTATATGTGCTTGGATCTTGTAAGACACCTGAAACCGCTACCAAGATTGAGTTGGTATTGGCGGGTGCGACAGATAGAGTGAATACAGTACCAGAGCCGTTAGCCGAGAATGTATCGGTTACAAATGCACTAGTTGTTGGTGAGGCACCTATATAAGCCATAAGTTAGTTTCCTGTTAAAGCTTTAACTTCATCGGCAGTCAAGCCAAGTGCAGTTAGTTTAGATAGTGCAGATTCTTTGACGGCTATTTCTGCTTGTTGTTTAGCAATTTGTGCGGCTTGTGTAGATTCCCAAAAAGCATCAAGTTCGGCTTGAGTTGGTTTTGGTGTATCTGATAGCCATATCAAACCATCATAGGAATCACCATTAAGTGTCCATTGTGCATCAGGATAATTAACAGTAAGAATTAGTGTGTAATCAATCATACCGCTATCTCCATTACAGTAATTGATGATGTATAACCACCTTGATAAGTGTCTGTTCCACCATTTAAGTTAGGCGTTCTATTCATATAAAGAGTGTAGCCACCAGTTTGAGCTTGCCATTGAACTTTATAAGTTGTAGCACTTGTAGTTGCTGGAGAATCTAAAAACATCATTGTTCCTGCAAAAATATGATTATTGTTTGGAACACAAACATTTGTACCAAAATTTACAGTTGTGCTTGCAGTACTAATTCCAATAGTGGTGCTGTTTCTAACAAAATTAAAAGAACCACTTACATTGTTAGTTCCCATACCAATCGACATATTTGTCATAACTAATATTTGGTTTAATGCACTAGTTGGAGTTATTGATACAGTTAATCCTGTATCCGTCATTGAAGTACTTGTAGTGCTTGCCGCAGTAGTTAATTGAAAATATTTTACTTGCAACACAGTACCAGTAGGCAACTTAGCTGCACTCGGAACCCCGCTTGCCAAAGAAGCATTTTGTATTGTACTTACTGGCATTATGCTGCTCCTTGTTCTTCAATAATTCTTGCCAATTCTGCGTCAAGTCCAGCGACTAAGCGTTCACCAATTGCATCAATTTCTGCCTGTGTCCATTCTTCACGGGGTTTTTCTTCGTCAGCACCCGGAACATAAGTTGCAGATACTCTAACAATATTTTCTTCCGAGTCTATGTCTTGACGGGTAAAAGTTATTTGCTCTACCACATCCATACCACGACAGATTTTAGATTTCCATGTTGGCATAATTATTCCCTTGGTTGTGTTCCTAGTAACAAAGTACCTACGTTGTATGTACCGCTACCCATAGACAGACTTAATAAAAAACTAGTAATTGAATATGTTCTTGATGCTGGACTACCAGTACTATTTTGTGAGGATATTACGCTTACTGCATTTGAAGAGCAGTTTAAAATATCTGAAAAATAACTAGCCCCTGTATATCCAGTTACAATAACAATACAACCCCTTAGTGGACCACCAAAAATAGCCTTTGTACTTGTTGTAACAGTTGTAGTGTATTTTGACAAAAAGGCTAAATTATCTCCAGCACTTACTCCACCACCTTGCATCCGTAAAAATTCAATTTGTGTATCATCGCCAGTTGGTCTAGTTAAATTTAATTGACCTGTAGAGGTAATACGCATCCGTTCTGTGTTAGAAGTAAAAAACTGAAGTGTTCCTGACGATGCTCCTGATTGTGGATTGATAATCCTAAACCCACCGCTATCTACATACATATATCCATACTGTGTTGTTCCACCTTTTAGGCTTAATTCAGCACCGCTTGAACCTCTTACAACAAGTTGTGTATAACCAGCAGAACCAGCTGGAGAAGTTTCACCAATACCCACATTCTGTGAAGTATCAATCGTTACAGCAGTCGTAGGAGTAGAACCAGTCTGTAATGTTAATGCTGTATTACCACTAGCAATATTTGTAATTGTTCCAAGTTGTGCTGTTCCTACCGTTCCCTGACTTGGCGTAATAGCCTGAGTCGTGGTGCTAAGGTAACGCACATAGACGTTATTAGTTCCGCTTGATGGTGCAGAAGTAAAGGTAATAGTCGTACCACTGATGGTGTACGCATCGTTAGGGACTTGGACTACGTTGTTGACTACCGCCTGAATGTCATTAACAGAAGCTACCGTGCGGGATAAGGTGAACGCAGTAGTAGATCCGTTGCCGTTGAAGTAGTCAGTGCCAGAGATAAAACTCTGGGTGGTTGGTGTATTGCCAATATATGACATTATCTACCTCTTAGGTAATGTTAAGTACTGAAGTTACTACGTCAGCAGATGATGCGGCTGAAGTCTGTACTTTTAAGGCATCAGATGTAATTAATACAACCTTCTGGTCTGCACCCACAACAATCAAAGAGCCACCAACAGGTACTACTGCGCTCTTAATTAGATAGTAATTTACCGCTGAACGGGTAACATAAACGTCCGCTGTGATTGGACTAGTGGTGGTATTTGCAATATCTAGACCAATAATTGTAGTCTGAGTAGATGCACCAACCGTTACTACTGTGGCTGGAGACGTACCAACGTCTTTATTCATGTACGAAGTAAAAGTATTTGCCATTTTGGTTCCTTATCCTAAATTTTTAGCCCAAGGCTATCGCCATTGCCACGGCAGTTCCAGCGGGATCCACCTGTAAATTCGTCTGTGCGCCAGATACTGTAGAAGCTCCTGTACCGCCCGAAGTAACAGGCAGTGGGGTTCCTAAAGTCAGGCTATCTAAATAATCAAAAGCACCAACAACGTTAGTGCCGTTTACATACAAAAAGGCTTTTACGCCATTAGGGATTGTAATCCCAGTACCAGCAGAGGTCTTTACTCGGATAGACTGGCTACCCGTAGTATTGTTCTCAACGATATAAGTCTTGTTGATAGTGGGTACGATGAGGTCACGAGTAGCCGTTAAGCTAACGCCAGAAGTGGCGTTGATATACAAATTACGGGCAGTTTGACTAGCGACAGAGTCTGTCAGCGTGATGGTTAAATTGGCATCGGATGGGAAGTTAGCAGTTCCTCGCCCTACAATCGACTGCTCAAATACGTTCGAGAAGTTATCGTTGGTAGTGGCTCCCCAAGTGCCGACCTGTTCGCCTGTGCCAATCAGCTCAATTTTTAGGTTGGTCGAGTATGTACTTGCCATTTAAGCCGCCTCTAAAATTTCTGTCCAATTAGGACTTTGTGTGTCAATAATATCAGTCCAGACAGGTGTTTGTCCATCATTTATGCCCGTCCAATTTGGATTCTGGTTAGGGTCTATTTGACTCCAAACTAAAACGTCACCGATCTGTCCTGTTGCCTGTACTCCTACTGGTGTTACAACCGCATTTACCGCAATAATTACCGTGCCTAAAGACGCAGTAAGCTGGAATCCTGTGACTGGCACTCCAATAACAACCTGTCCAACATTGCCTGTAGCAGAGACTCCAACTAGGTCTACAGTAACATCTGCGTTTACGGCTACCGTGCCAAGCTGTACTGTTCCCGCTACACCAACTACATCTACATCCGTTCTTACATCTACCGTGACTGAGCCTACTGAACCAGTCGCTTGTAATCCTGTTACAGGCACATCTGCGTTAGCGGCTACGGTTACAGTTCCAAGACTGGTTGTTCCTGCCACACCCACTAGGTTTACAACTGCCGTTCCTTGGACGGTTACAGAACCTACCTGTCCAGTACCACTTAATCCTGTAACGGGTACTACCACCCCTACGGTGACTGTGACATCACCAACATTACCTGTGCCAGATACGCCCGTTACATTAACGTTAGCCCCAGCCTCTACCTGTACGCTTCCTACACTGCCAGTCGCCTGTAGTCCTGTAACTGGAACATCTGCCCCGCCCGTAGCGGTTGCAGTTCCTACCTGACCCGTGCCAGAAACGCCTACTAAATCTACTACTGCCGTACCAGTAACAGCAACATTACCTATCTGTCCTGTGCTAGAAACGCCTGTTACAGCGACATCTACACCAACCGCTACTGTGACAGAACCAACACTTCCTACTGCCTGTAAGCCTGTTACTGGAACATCTGCTCCAGCCTCAACCGTTACATTACCTACAAAACCACTAGCAGAGACCCCTGTTAGGGTTACTACTGCATCACCTTGTACTGTGACTGATCCTACTTGTCCGTTTGCTACAAAGGATACGTTACCGAATCCCCAAGCGGCATCGCCCCAGCCTTGGCTAGACCAACCCCCTAACGCAATTGAGACATCAGCCACACCGTATTAACCTTAAGCAATACGGATAATGGCATCTGACGCAGTAGCTGCTGGGAACACAATCGTGAACGTACCAGCGGTAGATGTCTTAGCACCACCAAAGTCTAGGATACATACAGAAGGGTTACTGACTGGAGTGTCGTTATAAATCATGGCGCCATAAGCTGTAATGGTCGCAGAAGTAAACGATAGATCCGCAAAGTCGGTAAACGCTGTAGTACCAGAAGAAGTTGGGGTTACGTTAGTTAAAGTACCGCCACCAGCAGAATAAGTACCAGAGTTAGCTACTTCGTTAGAGCTTGTATAGGCAGTCGTAGCAGCCGTAAAGGATGCTGAATTGTCATACAAAGCTAGTTTAAAAGTATTACCAGTGCCATTTGTAAAGTTGTGGACTGCTTGCATCAACTCTACCTTGAAGCTGGTACACATAAAATTCCCCGAAAACGCCATAGTATTTCTCCTAATAAATAGATTGAAATTCAGCCAATATAGGCTGTAATTTTTTTACAGAGCGCATAAAACGATATTGTGCTTTCTGTTCTTCCGTCATTCTTACACCTTTTCTAGATGGTGGAATGTTGCCGCAAGCTTTTTGAGCAATACTCATTTTTGCTCTGGTTGCTTCTGTTCTTTTGCTACCATACGAATGATGATTTTTACCAAATTTTCCAGCATTCCAAGAAGCAAGTCCAGCCTTAAACTGAGTGTCTGGTGAATTAGATGCTTTACCTTTTTTTGCTAAAGCCATTTTATTTTTTGACTCTTCAGAGTATTTAAACCCTTTACGCATAGCGTAAGCCTTTTGTCTTTCGTTTTCAAAAATTCTGGATTTAAATTGAACCAGCCTGCCCATAGCGATTAAAGCGTACCAAACACCTTTTATATTAGGGTAAATACGTACAAGCATTTTATGGGCTAAAAAATGTTCTTTGGCAGATAAAAAAACTAAGTTATCTTTAGAGTTGCTACCACCCATACATTTAGGAACAATATGGTGCTTCTCCACATATCCGTTTACTGTACGGTTTTGGGCTTTTTTAACCAAATTGTTATAAATATTTTGGTAATTCATTCGTCTAAAAGTTTGATTAATTCAGGATGACCAGCTTCCCGTAGCTTATAAGCTAGTGTTACACGATCAAATTTTACTGCTTCATTCATGTAAAAAACCAACACCGCACGAATATGTTCACGAAACGCTAAGGCTTGCTCACGAACTAATGGGTGGGAGTTGTCCCCTACTTGAATAATTTTGTCTAATGCTCTCTCCGCAAGCTCATCTGGGGTAAACCCACCATGATCTTTGGTTAATACTTGAATGCCATCAAAGGCTCCTTGAATTTGCATCATCTGACTGGATACCTCACTTGTCCACTTCTGTAAGCGTCTTGACGCTCTTTTGCATCGCCTAACTGTTTCAAATCTGCCATGGCTGCGTCATATCTTGTTTTATATAAAGTGACCGCATCAGCATCTGACTTCATAAAATTAGCGGCTTCTATAAGAGCACCGTATAAAAGTACAGAGTCAAAATTATCCCCGAGCCAGGTAGTCCCTGCGGTAACAATAGACTGTGGGTAGTAGAAATAATGCAGTTCCACAGCGTAATTAGAGTTTGGGGTAGGTCCTAAAATAAAGGTGTTATTGTCAAAAATAGCGTAATACTCAGGCTCTCCATAGAAAGCTGCGTCCGTGTCTGGGTAGGATTCACGGATAAAGTTAACATCTTTATTTAAAAGGTAGTGGTACTCATTTGCCGCATTAATCACCGCAAGGCTAAAAGTAGCCAGCCAATCAGACGGGGTAGCTAGATACTTATTGCCACTAGTCGTATTACCCGTAACATTCTTACGGAAAGCTGGCATCTGCACCGTGTTATAGATGCGTTGCTCGGCAAGCTGGACAAATCTAGCAATCTGGTCAGCAGACGTAAAAGAACCTACTGTCGCTGGGAAATCGTTCTCAGCAAACCCTTTAATTGCGGCAGTTAACTGCGTATAGTTCATCCCATCTTCCCGCTAGACATTCTGCCTTTGGTTGCTGCACCAGCACCACGCATCTCAATCTTGCCGTACTTATTAATACCTTTGCCATGAGTCTTGCTAATGCCATCAACGGAAATGTCCATAGTAGACATATCTTTAGCACCAGTCATGCCTTTGGAAGACAAGCCTTTGGCAGAGATTGTTTTACCTTTCATGGTATGGGGAGGAGCGTAGACCTTAGCGTCTCCTACTTCTTTACCCATTACTTTTTTAGAGTAATTAGCCATTATCGACCCCTTCCAGCACTTTTCCGCATCATGCCTTGGTTCTTAACCTTGGCTAGATTACGACCCATTTTCTTCATGTCCATTTGGTTTTTACCACCCATCTTGGGTTTGGCTTTCATACCAAGAACAGTAGGACCTGAGTCACCTAAATTTGTGCCTTCAGTCTTGCCTTTTTTGGCTACTCCGTCTGCGTCTTTCTTAAACATTTTCAACTCCTTATGTTGTTGTTACCGTTACACTTCCTACCAAACAGCTTGGGGCAAGATCATTAGGAGTTAGTCCGTCATCTCTAGCACCGCCAACAGGGTTCCATCCCCATTGAAATATTCTACTACCGCCCTCTGGATAACCAACACCTTGTAACGTATTGTCGTTAGATCCATTTAATTGCAAACCACTTGTTCCAGATACCGTATAGCTTACATCAGGGCGTGGCTCCCGTACAGCCTGTGGGTCATCAACTGGGTATAAACCTAATGACAACTGCGGCTGATCTGGATCCCAGCAACTGGGGCAAACCTTAATATTCTTTATTTGCTGCTTTACAACAAGCTTCCGTAGCTCTTTTAACTTATATCGCTGACCACATCGGTCACATTCGGCAATCGCAAATTTGCCACTGCTAAATTTATTAGGCATAGAAAGTCGTCCTAGGAACGAACCTAGAAGCGGCTTTCTCTCTGTCCTCCGTAGAAGCCATGAGCCACTGCTCCTCGTATTCTTGCTTTAAAAATGGTAAGCGCATCTGCCCTTCTGCCGTTTTTTGAGCCATATAAAAGGCTAGTCCAGCAACCATACATGGTAGCAAACGAAATGGAATATCAGGTTCTACAGTGCCATTAGACCCAGCATCCTGAACCCTACGTAATCTCCAATACACAAAGGTATACGGACCGCCACCAGCATCGGGTGTGGGCCAGACATTAATAGAAGGAAGGTTCTGTACTGTAAGAGCTGCGCCTGTTGTATGGCTTGCAGCCGTAGTGCCGTTCTGACCACGATAGCAATTAGTGAGCACGTTCCCTACAACGTTAGCGTAACTAATAGTCTCATTGTCTATCTTGACAAACCCGCCAATAGGAAGGGTGCTGGCATCACTAACGGTAATAGATGTAGCCGTAGCATTAATTGAGCCGTTTAAAGTCACAGTGGTCGCATTAGACTGACCAGACTGGCGGTTAAACCAAACCTGAATAGGGCGCCCAGTAGTTAGCTTATTAGGGATTGTAGAGTAGGTAGACTCAGAAATACGGCTGATATTGATGTCAATCTGATTGCTAGTAACACCGTTATTCTGACGAACTACATGGTCTAAAAGGTCAATTGTATTAACAGGGACAGGGTAAATACCTTGCCCAGTCACCATTGCAATCTGACCTTGCTCAATAGTCCAAAGGTTAATACCACGGTTAGCCCACTCAATTGTCAATAGGTTTAAAGATCTGCGGGCAGTCCGCATATCGTAACCAGTACGAAGCTCTGAGCCACAACGCTCAAAAGCCTCTTCAATGAGGTTGTTAAGGTCTAAATTAAAAGTGGTTGTGCCTGAAGTACTCATATTTTCCTATATGGTTTTACTTTTGCTTTTACCTTTTGTGGCTGGGGCACGAACTGCTTTCCCTGTGCTTTTCCTTGCCGTTTTGCTCGTGTTGTTGCTGCGTACTCGCTTGGGCTTAACGCTTGTATTGCTTTCTTGGGCAGGTAGCGCTCCCCCGTCTCGGATGACTTCTTCCCTGACTTGGTTGTCCACTCTTGGTCGCCCCAAGATTTTAAAGATTGCTGTGATTTTGCTAAACCACCCCCTGCCAGCTTCTTCTTTTTGCTGGCGCAATGGGCTTTCTCCGAGAACCCCTTCGGGCTGTCGCAGTTGATTGATTTTTTGCGCTTGTCTGACCATTTCACTTATAGCCCCCGCCTTTTTCTTTATAGCGTTTAGCTAGGAGTTGTGCCTTCCTAGCAGACCATTGACCCGCCGCCGTACCATGCGTGGCAGACGCTTTAATACGGTTAAATAAAGCTTTGCGCATACCAGGTTTCGTATAGTTACCAGCTTTGTTAACCGTACCACCCTCTTTGTATTCAGTAAAATCCGTATCATCCCTACGAGCCTTACGTTTAGGTTTACCCATTTTAGAAGGCATTATGGCGCCCATACCACGACTTGGTCTCATGCTCTTGTCTTTCCACGAATAGCGCAGCCATCAGCTCGCTTAGAGGCTGAGGATACCTTACCGCCTTTTTTCATGCCAGTACCTTGAGCTTCCATTTGAGCTTGTTCTTTGGTTTTTCTACCAGCAGCTACTTCGGCTTCTAAAGCTTTAATTCTGTCTTCTTGGGCTTTACCAGTTTCACCAGTAGCAGTATCTACAAACTTATTAATAGCATCAGATACCCCAGGAATAACTTGCATACTTCCTATTTGTTTAAGTACATTGCCTTGATGTTTAATTAAGTTCATACAATCCTTCCTCTGGTTTTACCTCTAACAGCACAGCCATCAGCACGGGATGATGCACTAACCTTACCACCTTTGGCGTATTTAACTGGTTCGTACTTCATAGAC